GCGAGTAGCAGCACCACCTGTGTCTCATCACCTTAACCAGCGATTGCCAGTAAGTTTATTCAGTCACTCCCATGTTGCGTCCAACAAATATAGTATAGCATAAAAAAAGGAGGTGTCAACCCTCCCTTTCTTCATTGATTACAGAGAAATTTTGTCTCTTTTCTACCTTTAATATCCTTTCAAACTTATCTTGAAGTACATCAGTCTTGTGAGAGATGATGAATACATTAGTACTATCATTAAATGACCTCAGAATCTTCATAAAGTCATAAGTTCCTGCTATATCCAGAGAACTGTCAAATATCTCGTCAAGTATCAGTAAATTAGTGTTGGCACTGTTCTTCATCTTAGCAATGGTTCTCCATGTGAACAGAAGTGCTAGATCTATCCTCATTTTCTCCCCTTCAGAGAAGGATGCGTAGCAAAATTCGTCTCTGAACCTAGATTTTATAGTCTCCTCAAAGTTTTCATTGAGATCAAATGAAACATAGAAATCTAACTCGTTAAGATACTTATTAATCAGTTGATTCATGATCGGAAGGTACCTTTTGATGATCTGGGACTTGATTCCAGTGTCTTTGAGCAGTGCTGAACACACATCAAAATTTTCTTTGACCTTCTTAGTTTCCTTGAGTGCTATCTCTCCCTCTAGACCCTCTTTTACCAGTGTTTTTAGGTTATTTTGCTCTCTTTTTAGGTTGTCTGTCTGTGGTGTGTCAATCTCATCTTGTATCTTCTTCATAGATTTTTTCTTCCACCTGATCTCCTTGGTGTCGGATGAAATATTGCTCTGAATGTCCCTAATTTCCTTGATTTTACCCTCTTTTAGTGATACTTGCTCCTTGATCTCTTCAAGCTTCTGTTTAAGATCCACTGTGGCACTTGCAATTTGATTGAGTTGGTCGCTAATTCCCTTTTGATGGGTCTTTTTGCTTCGTTCTGTAATAGTTTGACTACAAGTTGGGCATCTATCGTTTTCTTCATAGAATTTCATCTCCTTATTAAGTGTTTTCTTCTTGTCATTGAACTTAGACTGGTACACCTTCAGTTCATTTAACTTAGAGGTCACATCACCTATGGAATCTGCCTCATTTTGGAGCAAATCTACAGTTTCTGCTGACTTTATGATGTTATCCTCTAGCACGTCTACCTCACTCTGTAACGTGTGGATATCCGTACTCTTTGCGTCCCTCTGTTTCCTCTGATTTGCCTTAATATCCTCTATAAATCGCTGTTGTATCTCTACTTTCTCCTTAATTAGGTCAAGGTCATACGTTGCCTGTGTTATGCTGTCACGTAGTCCTTTTGCTCTCCCTTTGAGGATGTCATTCATGGTAGAAAACACCTTAATATCAAGCAAATCCTCTATAACTTCCCTTCTGTTGGGTGCTGTGAGTTGCATGAAAGGTATGAAGGTGCTGCTCCCTAGGATGACCACCTGTGTGAATGACTTATAGTTTAATTTTAGTACGGATTGCTCCAACCAGGTCTGTTGATCACGCTGATTTGACTCCTGATTGAGTGCTGTACCGTCTCTAAAAATTTCAAATATATTTGGCTTCACTCCTCTGTTCACTTGCCAATGAGTTGACCCTATTTTGAACTCAATAGAGACCAACATCTCCTTCTCATTGACAGCATTTATCAGTTGTGCCTGTGATATCTTACGGAAAGGTTTCTTGAACAGGACAAAGCAGATAGCATCAAGCATCGTGCTTTTTCCTGCCCCGTTGGAACCAACGATTAGTGTTGAAGGACTACCTATCAAGTCAACTTCGCTAAAAGAGTTGCCTGTTGACAGGAAATTCTTCCAACGAATTTTCTCAAATACGATCATAATAATTAGACAAATTAAAAATCAGGAGGTATCACTATTTGATCTGGTGTGATCACATAATATGGGTGATTATACTGTTTACAAGTACCAATCGCCTCGTCTTCCGACACTTCTACCGCTTTCATAAGTGGGTAGTCGTTTGCTTCCAATAACCTAGCATAGCGTATTGCGTCGTCTTTGTCAACAAAGAGGTAAAGTGTCTTTTTTCCATCTCTATCTGTGGAATAAGCACCCAATTCCTCCTTTCCTTCGAGTGCTAAGATGTACATTAGACCAGTTCCAGTGCTTCGATGTAAAGGGATTTTAAAAGTGTTTTGATACCGTCCTTATCATGGTATTCCATACCATTTACATAGTTTTCTAGGATAGTTAAGGTATCTTCCTTCTCTATATCTAGGTCATCTGACAAGTCAGACTCGTATACGGAATCCTCTACTACTTTAATGTCAGAAACACCGTTGATATACAGTTGTGAGATAAAATATTCAAACTTTTGTGTATCTTTTTTGTTCTCTACGATGACTTTGACCATCTTATTCTTGTACTGTCTAGGGTCAGGAAGCTTCCTCTCGTCATAAAAAATCTTGTCGAAGATACGATAGGGATTTTCTATGAATTTCTTCTCTTTTGTGGTCGTATTGTACTCATGGAACCCTCTTTCGTCACCCCAATCATTCCAGTATATATGATAGGGATTACCGAGGTAGTGACAGTTACCATGGTGTGACTTAGTGTGGTAATGACCACTGAAAACTTGGTCAAATTTAGAGAAAAGTTGCTTATCTATACCATGTGTCATGGTAAATCCTTTATGTGCTTCAAACCCACTGAGTTCTAGATGACCCATCGCTACAGTAGCAGTGGTATCTTCTATCATTTTATAGGTATTTTCCTGATTTTCAGCATTTATCCATGGTATGAACAGTATTTCTAGATCACCTATCATCACCTGTGTTGGTTCAGAATATATGTGTACGTTGTCATACTCACCAAGGAAATTATCCAGTGTATTTACGCTGTTTGTGTCCTTATAATAGGCAGTATGGTTCCCCACGAGTGAGTGAACCTCGACCCCCATTTTTTGTAGTCGATTGAAGTAATTATTTCTTGCCCAATCCACTGACCAGATGTCTACATTCTTACGATTGTCAAATGTATCACCTAAATCTAGCAGTATTTTTATATTATTCTCCTCTAGGTATGGAAAGAATACGTTGTCATAGAAGTCAAGGAAGTAATCATGAAAATGTCGACTAGACTTCCTAGCACCGAAGTGCTGATCAGTTATTATTGCTATGTTCAATTTGATTTTACCTGTACGTTTTCCTTTATGCTGTTCATTGCTGAGTGATCATCAGTTCCATCACTATGGAATAGCTGATCATACCCTGATTTTGTTATAATCTTGTTCTTTATCTCTAATTGTCTCTTCTCTTTAGAAATCCTACGTAAGAAAGCATAGTATATTATCTGTGTAAAATATGCGAAAGGGTTACTTGACTTGCTTGGATCAAAGTTTCCTATGTACTGTACACAATTTTCTATACCATCACATATCATGTCCTCTCTGAACATATAGTTGACGAAGTTAGGTTTGTATGACAAGTGCGTTGCTATCTTAAGAAAACATTCTCCTATGTAATTGTTGATGCGGGGTTTGGGTTCTCCATTTTCCTCAGCAACCTTACATTCTGCCTTGAAATCTACAAGGGCAAGAAGGAATTCTTTGTTATTAACGTAGTGTTCTGACTTCTTTTTCATACCAATGGGTTTGGTTACTTACAGTATACTATGTTACGATGTCCACGTCAAGCTTGACAACACGCTCTGAAAGGTGTACACTAACTGTGTAGCAGGTTCAAAGACATATTAGGACCATTTGTTCTTCTTTTTAAAGATAGACTCTAGAATTGCTCTAGACTCCTCCACAGATCCAAGGTCACCTTGTTTCCTAGGGGGATTTTTTGTTGCTTCTGGGTCAATCTTCTCTATAGACATTTCATAGAAGGCAGCAACCTCAGCGTCACACTCTACACATGTGACTATTCTATCCATAGGTACTAGAAATGATCTCTCTCTAGAGAATTTCATCCAAGGGGAGACCTTGGCACCCACGCGGTCAGCAACTGTTACTTCTTCTACAAGGATAGGGTTCTCAAGAACCACATAGTTTCCGTTCTCATCGTCCACATATGTAACTCTAGATAAAACTTCTTCACCTGTTACAATTTTAAGTGCTCCGAGGAACTCGTCGTCAGTTGGCATATCTATTTCGTTTGTAAGTTGACATCAATAAATTCATAATCGAATGATTCTTCATTGTATATTTTAACACGTTCAACCAGATGGTTGAGAGTATAGTTACGACGACCTCCTTTTGAGATGTCATCTGCTATATCATACA